TCTTTCTGAGAAAGTGCGAGACCCTCAGCGACTTCTGCAAAGATTACATCAGCAACCGACTCTGCTAATCTTCTATTCAGAGCAACATTTCTTTGAATTTGCTCGTTGAGTTTTTCTTCCATTTCATCAAGTTTATCTACCATGCTCTCGATTACATCATATCTATCTTCAGGGATTGTTACATAATGATCTTCAAAAAGACCCTTCATTCCTTGGAGGAATGATTCGGTCATTTCAGTCTTAAGACCGTGCTCAATTGCGAGTGCATTTTCTTGAACCCACTCATCAGAAACATACTCAAGATATGCATCTACACGATCAATAAGCTCTTCTTTAATAAGTTGAACTTCTTCTACAAGTGATTCTTGATATTTTGCCTGCAGTTGCTCTTTAATAGATGCAACTTTTGTTTTGATAGCAGCTTCAAAAATGGTACGTGCCTTTTCTTGGAATTCTTCTGAAAGTTCTTCACCAGCAAGAAGGGCATTAACATCTTCATCGATGTCAAAACCTTCTTCTACTTCTTCTTCCTCTTCAGTTTCTTCCTCACCACCTTCTAATTCTTCGACTTCTTCAGTCTCTTCAACTGATTCATCTTCTACTAAGTCTTCATCATCCTCTGCTTCTTCCTTAACAGCACCCGCTGCAAGTTTTTTCATTGGATCAGCAGACTTAGCACCTTTATTTACAACGTCTTTTACTTGAGAAAGAGTTGCAGATGGTTCTTTTAGTTTGGCTGAATCGTCGTCTGACTTATAGTTTTCTGGGGTAGGACCACCCAAATCTTCCCAACTTCCAGTTTGTCCAGGGGCAATACCTGTTGACAACTTTGGCATTGGTTCAGACTTAGCAGCACCTTTAGTTACTACGTTTTCCATTTCTTGTAAATTGCTACCAACGGACATTTGTTTAGATCTTTGAATATAATCTATATTTATTTATAATTTATAGATTTGAAAGAAACTCATTGAAGAGATTGAGTTTGTGCTCTTCAAGTTTTCTTTGATCTACAAGAGTATTAATTCTTCTTTGAGTTTGTTCGGCAAGTCTTTCACGGAGAATTCCTCCTTCCCAAACCCACTCTTTACCTTCCATAATTCCCTGAACAAAAGCATCAGGTGCAGAAGGATCGGCAACGATATCAGCAGCAGTTGCTAGCATGAAATCTTCACCAACAATTTTATGACCTTCATTAGTCATCTTGAGTGAACCAACACCACGAGAAGAAACACCAAGACAAACTCCTTCACCGATGAGAGATTTTGCAATCTTACCCATAGGGGTTTCAAGAACTAATGCTTTTCCCATATAATTATTTCCTTCTCTGGTAAGAGAAACAATTTTATGAGATACACGATCAAGATTTACGGTTGGACCATCTGGATGTCCAAGTCCACCGAGAGCACGACCCTTCTGAATAAAATTCTCATCATATCTTTTTACTTCACGAGAAAGAGTTTCCATGGGATACATTCTACCATTTCTATTGCAGATGTTTCCTTGTAGGAAAACACCTTCAATATACATTTTTTTGGCAGAACCTTTACCTTCTACGATAAATTCTACTTTTTGAATTTCTTCTGTGATGAGTTTCATTTTTATTAATTGGTAAATCCTACTTTTGCTGCTTTAATTGCTGGAGTTGTATAGAACACATCAGTTGGAAGTTTTGCCAAAAACTCCACAGTATTTGCAGGTATACTGAAGAAAACACTAGATGCGGCACCGACAAAAGTTGAAATCCCAACCGTTGCAACACCACCAGTATTATTATGAAGTCTGACACATGTTGCCTGACTAATACTTGATGCTGTTCCTGGAGTAGTTGGAGTTGCAATTTCAGTCGCAACTATCTTAGTAATTTGCATTATTCTTCCTCTGTTTCTAATTCATCTTCGCCAAACATTATTCCGGCAACCACTGGTTTTAAGGAATCAATTTTTTCAGATGCTTTCGCAAACAATGCATTTTTAATGCTATCACTAATTTTTGATGCCGAAGAGTCAGTGGCAATCAAATTTACAATTTCTTCCATAAAAATTTAATACTGTTTATAGATGTATTTATATTTCTGCCTTTTTAATATCTTTTTGTAGTTCCGCATCAGTTACTGAACCTTGTTGGTCAAGATTTGGTTCTTCAGGAATATCACCCAAATCTCCCATTCCTCCCTCTTGAGGGAGGGGTTCTCCTGTAATTGGATCTACAGAATTTGGATCAGGAATAATTCCATCTGCAATTTCTTTTTCAATTTGTTGATCCATTTCAATAATTTCACTATCAGTTAGACGAAGAACTTTTTTACGAACCCATTCACTTGAATAATATTTTCCAATATAAGGTTCAATTGTTGCAAGAGTCCCTAATCTTTCATTCAAAAGTTCAGATTCTTTAAGTTCGGCAAATTGATTATCGTACAAAAAGTCATATTGGATGTGATCACTAATTTGTTCCCAGTCATCTGGACTTACAATATTTTTAAGAATTAATTGAGTTCTCAACATATCATTAAACATTTGAGAAAATCTTTTTCTTAAACGTCCAACAAATTTTGCAAACTTAAGTTCATCTCTTAATATTTCTGAGGATCTTCCCAAATTAAATCCACCATCACTTGCAATTCTTGATTCCGGAACTCCAAGTGCTCTGTAAAGTTTTTTCTGGAAGTATTCAATATCTGCAAGTTCTCCAAGATTTTGACCACCTGGTAAGGTTGTAATTTCTGTTCCCCTGCCACCTTCTCTTCTTGGAAGCCAGAAGTCCTCAAGCATACTCATAAACTTGCGATCATCTCTAATTTCACCAGTATTTGCATCATATACTAGTTTATTACGGTATCTCATCATAACATCTTTGAGATATTGTTCAGCCTTAACCTTAGGAAGATTACCTACGTCAATATAGAAAATACGACGTTCTGGTGCTCTTGATAGACGATAGATTACCAAAGAATCTTCAATCATTCTTAATTGATTGAGAGATTTAATTGCTTTATGTAAATATGAAAGAACTGTACCCCTATTTCTATCAACAAGTCCAGAGGTGCAATATGCCACTGAATCTTTTGAAATCTTAACTGAATTTTTTTGTTTACCTACTCCAGCATTAAATCCACTATAAGTTATTGATGGAGTATATAAGAAATATTCTTCTATTTCTGGTGAAATATTATTATAATTTGTGCCGTGCCCTTCAAAATCACTTACTGGATTAAATGTTTTATCTTTACCTTTCTTCTTTTCCTGCCGAATGAATTTAATCTTCATTGGGTCAATATATCTTAATTCTTTAATTCCTTCTTGAGGATTTTTAATATCAATAACCTTTAGATAGTATAATCTTCCATCAACATACCAGTTCCTAAAAATTTCATGACACTTTCTATCAAAGTCTAAAATTTCTTTAATATATCTGAATTCATTCCTGATTGTCTTTTTAAGTTTATCACTTGCATTTACATTAGACAGTTCAATTTCCACGGGTGAATCGTAAAGATCACTCACAATAGCTTCATTTACAACATCCTCAATGGCATTGTCACATTCTGGGTGTAATGCCATTTCACGATATCTTTTAAGCAGATCTTGTTCAGTTCTGTAGACTCCTTCAATATCAACATATTGACCATAAAATCCACTTGTCACATAATTATCAACCCCGTCCTCGTTATTTGGAGGTACGGGGGATACTATTGATTTAGATTTTTGTTCTTTATCTTCAATCGAAAAACCAAAAAGTTTCGCCATTTTATAAACTTAACTTGTTATTATGTACTATTTAGTTGATGTTTTCACCACCAGCATTAGGTGATCCACCTTTATATGCTTCCCACCAATGAACTTGCATTTCAACCGTGAATTCTTCAACAGTATCTGTAGTCTCATAACTTAGGTCAATTGTTGAAATATTGGTTGGGAAGATATCCCAGAACTTATATGATCTTAGGACAGATCCGTCACGATCTAGTTGATAAACAAATGCATCTGCCTGATAATCTACTGGGTTTGTGGCACCAGTTGCATCAGACATTTTGTTGATATAATTCATCCACTTTTCAAAAGCAGAACGAATAGCAAAATCAGTATCGTTGATAACTGTAATAGTCCATGTATCAAAAGTTCTGTCTCCAGCAATTTTAAGAATACGACCTCTAAAAGGAACTTCGATTGGAGTTACATTAGATGCTGGAAGTGCAGCTGCTTTTACAAGGAACCTTGCTTTTTGAAGAACTTCATTATCTATTTGCACTTCAGTTGGAAATGCAAGTTCAACTTCAAACAGATTAGGTCTTGCACCACCACCAGATAGCTTACTCTTGAAGTCAGTAATTTTTCTGAGTGGAATGTTATTTTGTTGTTGACGAGTTGCCATAGTTCTTAAACCTCTAAATTAATTAAACGTTACCAATTACTTCTTCAAAAGCAACACCAGTTCTGGTGGCAACGAAGGTAAGACCAATAAAGTTGATTGATCTTGCTGGTTTGATATAGATGTCAGCAACAAATTCATTATTATCAATCACAGCAGCAGTGTTGTTTGTTTCATCGCAAATTACGACGTAATCAAAGATTCCTCTTTTTGCCTGAACATCACGGAGGAATGGTTCGACAATATTGACAAAGTTGGTTCTTGTGATTTCATCATTGAACTCAAAGAGTTGATCTCTTGCAGCAGCAGAAATCGCATCTTCAAGGTAGATGAACAGACGACGAACGTTAATTCTGTCAAATGCTGATGCTTTTGAAAGACCGGTTTTGTCTCCGAAGAGAATAATACCAGATCCTGGTGAGAAGACTACTGGGTTAATTCTGTTGCTATAGAGACGATCTCTCTGTGTCTTCGATGGGTTGTATGCCAATTTAACGGCATTCAGAATTGCACCTCTTGTTGTTCCTGCAGGTGAGAACCATGGGAAGTTATTAATGTCATTACGGGCACAGAGACCAGCAACGTCACCATTTAAAGGAACATATCTGAAAGTATTTGCAAATCTGTCATACATGTACTTATAACCACTATCAAATATTGCATAAGAAGATGATGTAACGGGAGCAAAGAATCCAATTACGTTGGTCGTAATTGTATCATCATTTTCAATAGTAACCGTTCCTGCAGTTGTGTCAGTGATAAATGCTTGTCTATAAGGTGAAATAAATGCGACTGAATCTTTTCTAGTTTCAGCAACTGCAATCAACTTGTTGGCAAGTGCCTGTCCTTGCTCTTTAGAGTAATTTGCAGATCCCATCAGTAAGAAGTCTACAGAATAATTTTCTGTATTTTCAAACAGTCCGTATCCGGTTACAATTTTATCAAGATCTGCAGAAAGTGCTTCGGTTGTATTGAGATCAGTTTTTGAATTATAATCTGTACCACCAGTTAGTTTTTGATTATATGCACCAATTCCGTTGAAGATTGCTCCTTCAGCGTTTTGATCCCAAGCATTATCTGTTGCAAGAGTAAAACCAGATGAATAACCTGTTTGTACTGTTCCAGTTGGTTGAGATCCAGCAAAAAGATAGTTTGAATTTTGTGCGAGATACTTTCTCCAATATGAAGGAGACCCTGCAGAAAACTCGGCATCTTTTGCTTTTGAAAGTGAAAGATGCTTCTCAAGAATTGTTCCAGCATTTCCGGTAATTTTTCCATCACCATCAATCACAACAACATGAACCTCATCAAATCTGGCACCTCTTGCATCTGCGAATGCTGAAGTTGAAGGTCTATCAGCAACGGTATTCCATTTAATTGAAACTTCAGTTGTTGCCCCACCAACCACTGCAGTATTAGTTACTAGATTTTGCTGATCGAACCAATCTGAACTTGAAGTTGCAGTTGCAGTACTATATGATGTTGTTGTTCCAGTTGTATGGAATCCTACTGTTGCGGCATTAAACGTCCAAACTCCAGATGGTTGATAGTCAACGACTGTTTCAGTTCCACCAGCAGAAACATGAGAAAGAACTTTTACTTCAATCTGACCAGAGTTGATTTTAGTAATAACTCCTTTTAAATATCCATCAAGTGCGGTTGTGCTTCCTACTCCTGGATTTACTCTACCTGAAACAGATTGAGTAACTCCATATCCAACTACCAATGTTGATGTTGAAACTCCAAGAATTTGATCTGCTCTAGCATCGATGATTCCAATTCTTAAACCATTTGCCCATGAACCTGGGTTTTTGGCAGCAACGACAACTCCATTAATTGTATTCTCGTCGTAACCGAGTTGTTCATAGTGCTCAGTACTTTTAATTTTGGTTGTTCCACCAACACCAGCATTTACAAATCCACTGTCGTCTGCTCTAACAACACGCAGAGCACCACCATATGCTAAGAATGATGATGCAGTTAACCAATGTTCGTAGTGCTTATCCGTCGAATATGATTTACCGAAAATGTCAAGCAAATCTTTTTCAGTTTGAACTAGTGTAGGTAATTCTACTGGACCCTTTTCAAAAGGTCCTACAATTGCTCCAATTTTATCAGATGTTGGATCTACTCTTCCAACAGTTAAATCCACTTCTCTTACTAAAATTCCAGGAGATGCTAAATTTAGTGGCATCTTGATTCCCCTCGCAATCCAAATTTATCTACAAATATTTATTAAAACCACTACTTCTAACGGGGAAACCGTGCATGAACATAATTACCAGTCAGGATATTCCCATTCAACTAAGTTTCTTTTTGATTTTCTACTTTTAGAAATTCTTTTTACTGTACATTCTTTACATTCATATGAATATGCTGAAGCAAATGTAGATTTGTTTTTTCTTGTCACATAAAAATCATCCATCAAACTTTTTACCTTTCCACAAACTCTACACTTTCTATCTGAAAATAATAAATGTTCTAATTCTATTTGATCATCTAAATCCATTAAAGATAATCCCACATATATGATCTATCACCATATTCATCTGTGTACCATCTATCTCCATCTTGATCAACAAAACTTGTCATCTCATCAATACCATCAGATATAAATCCAAAAGGTGACATGTCTTGTTCGATTTGATTTTTCTGTTCTTCATAAATTCTTTTACGAACATCGTTGTCCGTCATCTCTTTAAAATAGTCCTGGGCGACCAACCAAGAGAAGATGACCAAGCACATTGCCAAATCATCATTACAACCCTCTTCTGCCTCAAAAGAGTTGTGTCTCTGAGCGAATGTAGTTAATTCAGATATAATATCATAATCAACAGTCAGTAACTTATCATCCTCCATTAAAGTTTTTAAGTTAGAGCATCCTAACTTTTTAACTGCTGCAGTCATACGAACACCAAGCTGTGACTTTTTACCACTAAATCCAGATCCAACAATCTGTCCAGCACGACCACGCATCGCACACATTAGAACATTATCATACTCAAGATCAAAATGTAGGATATTTGCTACCTGATCCCCAATATCGTTGACTTCAACCAACAACCAAGCATCATTATATCCTTTGGCAACCTCATAAATGATACTTGGAAACAACATTGGTTTGATCTCATTGTTTCGATATTTGGCAACTACTTTATACGGGAAGTTTGTAATGTCAAAAACAATAAATGCCGAGTAATCATTACCAAGACCACGAGCAACGTCTACCGTAATTAAGTAGTTATTTT